AACTCTAACTAGAAAACAAAGAGATGAGTACGGCAGAGCATGGATGGAGAAAAATAATTATCTATGGAATGATAATAATAGAAGAGCTCCTAGATATGCACTTGCAAAAGCAGCATCTGAAGATGGGTGTAAAGTTGTACTGACAGGGGATAGTGCAGACGAGTTTTTTAGTGGGTATCAACATCACTCCAAAAGATTTACAAAAGGGTACAATGCTAAATGGATAAAAGGCTTTTGTGAGAATCAGTCTTGGGTTCGTAAAGAAATATTTAAAGGAGATAAAGACGGATTCAATTCTACTTTATTTATGGACTTAATGATAACAAGTGAAAATAATGTTTTAGCCGCTGACCAGACTTGCGGGTTATTTGGTATGGAAAGTAGACCTGTATTTTTAACTCAAGAATTTGCTAGATATGTGTATGAATTTGAGGGAAAAACTAAAATGAAACTACATAAAGACTACGTTACAGGCACTTATAAGTACTTACTAAGAGTAATAATGAAAGATTATATACCTAAACATATACAAGATAGAAAGAAAAAATGTGGATGGTCTAGTCCTTGGGATAACAACTCTAAGATGAATCAAATACACAATCAAAAAATATGGCGAAAATGGACAAAACAATAGGGTTTACTTGTGGAGCATTTGACTTGCTACATGCAGGACACATAGTAATGCTCAAAGAAGCAAAGGATAACTGTACTCATTTAATAGTAGGGCTACAAACAGACCCTAGTATTGATAGACAAGAGAAGAATCAACCTGTACAATCAGTGTTTGAAAGATATATACAGCTAAGAGCAGTAAAGTATATTGACGAGATTATACCCTATGATACAGAACAAAGTCTTTTAGATTTACTAGAAGCAACACCAATACACCTTCGATTTGTTGGAGAAGATTGGACAGACAAACATTTTACAGGAAAAGGATTACATGAGATTTTTTACACTAGTAGAGCTCATTCTTTTTCTAGTACGAGTTTGAGGAACAAGATAAATGAAAGCAGTTCTAAGTAACAGAATATATATGAGTGTAACTAAAGAGTTACATAATTCTATCGAAAAAGAGTTGACTTATACTATTGCTCCACGTATACCTTCTGACCCTCCTTTAGTTTTTAAAACAATTCGTTTTATAAAAGAAGGTTTGATTTCTATACCTATGGGAAGAATAGATTTAATACCAGATGATTACGAAATAATCGACAAGAGAGTTACCTCGCCTATAGAACATGCAAAATTTAAGTTTGATTTACGACCAAGCCAAAAGAGGGTTTATGATGAGATTGAAGACAACGCAATAGTTAACGCTTGGGTAAGTTGGGGAAAGACATTTACAGGTTTAGCTATCGCAGCGAAGCTTGGTCAGAAAACATTAGTTGTTACTCATACTACTAACTTACGTAATCAGTGGGAAAAAGAAGTAGAAAAATGCTTTGGAATTAAACCAGGCAGAATAGGTAGTGGAGACTTTAATATTGACGCTCCTATAGTTATTGGGAATATTCAGAGTTTATACCGAAAAATGGACGACATAAAACAAGAATTCGGAACACTGATTTTAGATGAAATGCATCATGTTAGTAGTCCTACTTTTACTAGAATTATAGATGAAATGCCTTCTAGATATAAGGTAGGGTTGACAGGAACATTAGAGAGAAAAGATGGAAGGCATGTAGTTTTTAGAGACTACTTTGGACATAATGTTTTTAAACCGCCTAAAGAAAATTATCTTATTCCCTGTATACATATAGTCAAATCAGATATTAGATTTCTAGATGGTTCATTTACACCATGGGCAGAAAGAATCAATGACTTAGCATACAAAGAAGAGTATGTGCATAGTGTTGCAATGATAGCCTCTAAGTATGCAGCTCTAGGACATAACGTATTGGTTGTTTCTGATAGAGTAATGTTTCTAAAAGCATGTGCTAGATTAGTAGGGGATAATGCAGTATCAATTACAGGAGATATGGATTTCAAAGAAAGAGAAGATACAATGCAATTAATAAAACAAGAAGGAAAGAATATATTATTCGGTACACAGTCTATTTTCTCTGAAGGCATATCACTAAATGAATTAAGTTGTTTAGTACTAGGTACACCAGTAAACAATGAACCTCTACTCACACAGTTAGTAGGTAGAGTTATACGAAAAGTAGAAGGCAAACCACAGCCTATTATTGTGGATATACATTTAAAAGGCAAAACAGCAACTCGTCAAGCAAACGCTAGAATGGGTTACTATTTAAAACAAGATTACGAGGTAAAAATACTATGAAGGAAATACAATTAAACATAGAAAAAATGAGAAGGTCAAAGATATTTTTGGCAACTCCTATGTATGGCGGAATGTGTCATGGCATGTATACAAGAAGTTTAGCACAGACTATTGGTACTGCTGCAAAACACGGATTACAGTTACAATTATACTATTTATTTAATGAAAGTCTCATAACAAGGGCTAGAAACTATGCAGTAGCAAACTTTTTAAAGTCAGACTCTGAGTACTTATTATTTATTGATAGTGATATATCATGGGAAGACCAGGATTTATTATATATGTTTCATTTAATGGTAGAACAGCCTGAGAAATATAGAATACTTACAGCAATGTACCCTAAAAAAGCTATAGCATGGGAGAAAGTATTGCATGCCGCTAAGTCAGGAGCATATGATAACAACCCAGCGGGTTTAGAGCAGGTAGCAGGAGATATGGTATTTAATCCTCTTCCTGGCATATATGAGAATGATGAAGTTCCAGTGTACGAACCAGTACAAATTAAAGAAGCAGGTACAGGTTTTATGATGATTCATAGAAGTGTGTTTGAAGAAATGGAAGCAGTAATGCCAGACAGAAAGTACACTCCTGACCATATAAGAGAAGGTATAAGCTCTGAGCAAATAACTGCTTTCTTCGATTGTGTAATTAATGAGGAAAATAGATATCTAAGTGAAGATTATATGTTTTGTGCTAATGCTAGAACGTTAGGTATTAATATTTATACTCTTCCATTTATAAACTTAACTCATACAGGAAGTTATATCTATAAAGGAAATTTAATAGAAATGGCAAATGCAGGAGTTCATGCTAGTATAGACCATACAACAGCAGAAGAGCTAAGAAGAACTAAAACATCAGGTAATAATAGACCAGAGGAAAATAGTTCTTGACACAAGTCGGAATTTTTGTTATAATATGTTACTATTTAATTGGAATAAGATAATAAAAGTAAGCAAAGGAGATATTGGTAAGATAATACAAATACTTCGTATAATTACTTATAAGATTCAACCAAAAAATTACTATGATAAAACATTTGAGTTTTATCAGCATCGCTTCGGCGGAGAGTCATATCTTCTAAATCCGAAAGATTTACTCGAAGTTGGACGTACATTTAGTGATAGAGAAGTTGCAGAGTATGCAGGTGTCGCATCCTTTCGCAATTATCACAACTATGTAAATACTAAAGACACCACACTAGAATGTCTGCTATCACCGATATCAGACGAAATTATAAAAAATAACAGACTGCTCGATATAAAGGAAGGTCGGATTACCTTTATGTTTGAGGAGACAATGGAGAAATAATTATGGCTATAGGCTTTAATACAACAAAGGGCTCTGCCCAAAAAAATAAAATAGAAACATATAACTACGCAGGTAAAGAAGACCATCATGTAAGACTGGTGGGTGACCTATTACCTAGATATGTGTATTGGATTAAAGGGGAAAACGGTAAAAACATTCCTATGGAGTGTCTATCTTTTGATAGAAATGCGGAAACCTTTAACAATGTAGAACATGACCATGTTCGAGACTTTTACCCTGATTTAAAATGTGGATGGAGTTATGCCGTTCAGTGCATCGACTACGCCGATAAATCTATAAAAGTTCTTAATTTAAAAAGAAAGTTATTCGACCAAGTTATAGTAGCTATGGAAGAGTTGGGAGACCCAACCGATCCAGTTACTGGTTATGACATTCATTTCAAAAGAAAGAAAACTGGTCCACAGGTGTTCAACGTAGAATATCAACTAGCAGTTTTAAAATGTAAGCCGAGAGAATTGGAAGACTGGGAAAAAGAATTGACTTCAGGACTTAAGTCTATGGATGAAATTCTTGTAAGACCTACTGCAGATGCGCAGTTAGAATTACTTAGAAGAGTCACTAATCAAGAAGGCGGGGAAGTATCAGAAGATATATCTAGCGAGTTTGACGTTTCATGATTTTATATACAGCAGACTGGCATATTAAACTTGGACAGAAGAATGTACCTGTAGCGTGGGCTTGCTCTCGCTATGAGTTATTCTTTCAACAAGTACAGGAAGCTGTAGATAATCATGACGTAACTCTTCATATCATTGGCGGGGACTTGTTTGACCGAGTCCCCTCAATGGATGAGATTACTCTGTACTTTGACTTTGTAAAAAGACAAACAGTAGAGACAATTATCTATGATGGCAACCATGAAGCCACTAGAAAGAATCAGACTTTCTTTGATAACTTAAAGAGAGTAACCAATCAACTTAACCCACTAGTAAGTGTGGTTACAGAAACATACTATAAAGACGACTGGTGTATACTGCCTTACGCAGATTTACACAGAAAAAATAGTATAGAAAATATAGATGCAGATTATCTATTTACCCATGTGCGTGGAGAAATACCGCCACATGTTATGCCCGAAGTAGAACTAGAAAGATTTGATAAGTTCAAGACGGTTTTTGCAGGAGACTTACATGCTCACGAGAATACTCAACGAAACATTGTATACCCTGGAAGCCCTATGACTACATCATTTCATAGAAATATAGTTAAGACTGGATATCTAATTATAGACGACAATTGGGACTGGACATGGCATGAATTTAACTTGCCCCAGTTACTAAGAAAGACTATTGAAGACCCAGCGGGTATGCAACAAACAGAATTCCATCACACTATTTACGAAGTTACAGGAGATGTACAGGATTTGGCCAAAGTCAAAAACTCAGAACTTCTTGATAAGAAAGTAGTAAATAGACAAGTTGATGCACGACTAGATTTAAGTGGAGATTTATCTATG